CGGCTTCCCAAAACAAACCAATGTTCGGTGAAGTTTCAATGTCAAAAAATAGTCTGCGGCGTTTTGTTTTTAGGTTTGTGTTTGTCATATTTGGTTTAAATTAGTACGAATCCGTTTTTGTCAACTTTATTCTGTGAATGCAATAATTGCAGTTCTTTTATTGATTTTCCGAATGTTTTTTGAAAGTGTGGCAAATCTGTAAATTTCCAATCGCCACCCCATTCATAACCGTACCTTTTAAAAATATTGACAATTTCAAGCCAATCTGATTTTCCGTCTTTGTCAAAATCTGTTTTGGTATCCCAACTTGCAGTTTCAAAGCTACCGTTTTTATCAGCATCTACCAATAAAACAATATCAATTGCCAAACCGTAGTTATGATATGATTGACCGCCCTTTGCATTTGTTACAATTGCGCCCGGCTTTGAACGACCTTGCGCATACAATCCGTCCTGTTCTGCGAATGTTCTTAATGTGTAAGCAAAACGACACGCTGCAAAACCTGTAAGTGCAGCAATAATTTCGTCGTACATTTCAATTGCTTCGTCCCTTAATTTAGGGTGAAGTAATTTAATTCGTTCAAGCGTTTTTTCGTCCTTCATTCTTAGTCCTTTTTAAATATTTTTTCAGCCATTGTATAACCAAAAGCTGCACCTGCCAAAGCGCCAACGGTGTAAACCAATGCTTCTGTCGGTGTATGTATCAATTTAGCACAAAGGGAAATAGTACACAAAAAACCGCAAAGTCTTTTCATACTAAAACGGTTGTTATCTTCTGTAAAGAATTGACGCATATTAGAATTTTAAATAATATCCCAAAGAATAACCGTTAGTTGTTGCATTTGCATTTATAATGCCTTTTTTAGCCGTTTTAATTGCTATGCCAACACCAACGCCAAGTTGTCTGTTATCTTGTCTTAAATCGCCTAAAAAGCCGAAATAAATGGCAGTTCTGTCTTTTGGTTGTATTGTCTTTGTAACATATATAGTTTTTTCAGCAATATTTAACCCAACCGAACGTCCGGTAATCTTATTTTGACTTATTGTGTCCTGAATATATACGATACTATTCGTATCAAAACGAATCGTATCTGAATACGCATATTTGCGGCTATAATCGGATAAAATGCGGATTGTATCGTGTACAGAAATCTGTACGGAATCCGTCTTAATGATATATGAATGTATATCTTTTCCCTTTTTAAATTGGGTAAAAGTTTTCTGTTGGTAAACTGTATCGTGTACAATGGTCACAGAAGCGCCTTTATACGAAGGGTTTGTAAATAAAAATAAAGCAACAACAACCAATAAAATTGCAATGCTTATATTTTTAGTCATTTTTTACTTTTTTGGTTGCATTGTAATAATAGCGAATTGCCATTATACCCGAAACGATAGCAATCAAACCGGCAAATAATGTGACAACCGGTTGAATTGTTGAAATACTTACAATAGCGCTTAAAACGCTTATTCCTGTGCCTATGTCGGCTTGATTGCTATGCGGTGTCATTTAGTCTTTTTTTTCTTCTTTTGGCGCTTGTTCGTCTTGAATCTTTTTAAACCATTGTAATAAAGGCACGCCATATTTTGTTGGCAATTCTTGACAAAATTGGTTTAATTCATTTAATTGTTCTTCATTTAACGTAATCATAGTTTTTATTTTAAAATTAATAATATTGTCAAAATTAGTATTTTTATCAATGCCGAAGTATATTCAGGTTTTATTTTTATAAATTCAGCTACCTTTCTAATAAATTTATCTGTGTCTGCGGTTACCCCTACATAAAAGGCAGGTCTTTTTAAAACAATAACATTGCAAAGAATGTCAAAGCCAAACCAAAAAGCAGTTGCAAATAAAAACATTGACCAAAAACCATAAAGCGACCAAACTAAAACATAAACTGAAATATGGTTTATACCCTTCCAAAAATGCCACTTCTTATTTTGTTCGTATGCTTCCTGTGGTTTTATTTCGTATAAATCACGTTCTTTGAATTGGTGCTTTTGGTATAAAACCCAACTAATTAAGTGAACTAAAAATACTATGGTTAAAAATATTGTCATTATTTATTTATTAATGCTTTTAATTCTTCAATTTCAGCTTTTAACTCTTGTATTGCTTTGCCTAATATTGGAACTATTTTTGAATAGTCAACACCCTGTGAAATAATATTTCCTTCTTTGTCAACTGCATCTTTATAACCACTAACTGCCAAAGGAAGTAATGGTTCTAATTCGTGTGCAATAACTCCGTGCATTCTTAATTCTTCTTCTTTCCATTTAAAATCATAGAATTTAATATTAGATAAAATATCTAAACCATTAAAATCTTTAAAATCTTCTTTTAATCTATAATCTGAAGAAGTATTAAATCCTATTGTTGTTGCAGTATTATGACTTATTGAACCTGCTATTGTATTTGATGAATTTGTAAATACTTGATAATAGTTAGCACTTGTATATGTAGTTCCTGTATCTTTTAAAACTATTGCATTAAAATTATTAGAAGGAACTGCAATACATAATAAACCTGAAGTTAATGCAGATGCAGTATTCATTAATACTTGACCATTTTCATTTATTTTAACTCTATCAGCACCATTAGTACTAATTGTAATATTCTCAACTGAACCATCTATTAAAATATTTGAACTTGATGTACCACCACATAATTGTAATGTATTACTGCTCATTCCTCTAAAAAGCGTTGAACCATACATTCTTATTTCACCATTAACTTGTAATTTACCTGCATTATCAGTAGTAGTTCCAATTAATACATTTCCACCACTTGCAATTCTCATTCTTTCAATATCACTTGTAACAAAACCTAAAGGTGTATATGAACCTGTTGTATTATATGATGAAGATAAAAAACCAACACCTCCATTATGTGCAATTCCTACAAAATTATCATTTCCAGAATAATATGAATTTATACCGTCTGCAAAAGTATTTGCACTTTGTTTTATATATAATTTACCTGAACCAACAGTTCCACCAATTCCAACATTACCTAATGGTGAAATTGTCATTCTTTGAATAACAGAACTTCCACCTGCGGTATTTGTACCAAATGAAATAGTTGAACCTGTTATTGATATACTTCTATATCCATTTGCTGAACTAAATGCGCCAAGTTCAACCCTGTCTGTTGTATCATATTGAACAGATAAAACTGCATTAGTTCCTGTATTGACTTGAAACTTTTTTGTTGGTGTCATACCAATACCAAAATCCCCTGTTTGGCTTATGATTAATCTATAAGCTGAATTTGTATCGTCATAAACAACAAATCCCGCAGATTCAGTTCCAACAGACATAACAGAATTCCCAACTCTTGCGCCATTAAATCTCATAATAGCGTCTGTTATATTATAAATTTCAAATTGTCTTGTTGGGTTATTTGTACCAATACCAACAAAACCTAAACTTCTTAAAATTGAAAAAGGTGTATCAATTAAAGAACCTGCGTCCGAATAACGTCTAATAAAAAAGTTTGCGCCCGCATTTGAACCTGATTCTGTGCCTGAAACTTCTAAGTTTATTCTATTGCTATTATCAGAACGGAAACTAATACTTTTTGCAATTGAAACGTCAGCGTCTAAATTTGCAATTAAAGCTGAAGCAGCGCCGTCAATATGAAACTTTGTTGTCGGGTTTGCAATTCCAATACCAAATTCGCCTGTTGACAAAACTGAAATTAATTCGCTTGTTGTTGCTTCATTATAAATTCTAAATCTATTATTTGCCTGAACATTACCAATTGACCACCTATTTGTCCCTGCACTTGCAAAACCTAAAAATGCGTTATTTGTTGTAGTACCGTTTATGCGTCCAATAATGCCTGAACCGAAAACGTCCAATGCAGTTATTGGCGCATTTGTATTTATACCTAAACGCTTTGTACTATTATTCCAAAAGAAGTTTGCATTATCTTCTAATAAAGCGCCTGAAGCACCTATAAAACCAACTGAACCTGTTGTTAATGCAGTTGTAATTGTTAAAGTTGCAACTGAACCAACTAAACTAATTGTACCATCAAATCCGCTTCCGTCACCAAATACCAATGAATTGATAATGTTAGGTGAAAGTTCAACGTATGCACTTGTACCCGTATTCCAACGATATAAAACGTTTGTATCTAATGCAATGTAAATAGTATCTGCAACGCCCACCAAAGGAAATGCCGCAAAGTTTGCGTATTCTTCAACTGTACCTGTAAACAAAGACGCCATTTGTGAAAGCGTAATTTTTTTACTAATACCTGTTGACGGGTCGCCTATAATTGTTAAATCTGATAAATCAGGCGCAAGTTCTGTCGCTAATTGATTAATTTTTTTTGATTCCATTAAAATTGATAATTTGAAGGTACTTGACATCTATTGTTAATAAATGGCACGGTTAATGTTGCATCTAATTTCACGCCTGCTAATAAATCAGGATCACTTTCTGTATAAAATGTAACGGGTAAGTTTTGACTTAATGTCCAAGTTACAATAGAATAATCTTCTGGGTATCTTAACTGCGCCACTACATCACCCGCAACCTGTGTCATATCTGATAAAACTTCCGTTTCGTTTGTTTCTTCCATAAGCATACGATCCATAAAGTAAAGACTAAATGAAAAAGCTATTTCTTTAGCGCCATAATTTGCACCCGTTAACGTAAAAAACATAGCAGGATAAGTTACCTCGCCATTGCTTAAACGTTCCCAGACATCACCAAAATAGACATAATTAATTTGCTCGTGGTCGTTGCCTATCTTTGTTAATTCTTTCACTATTTGATTTAGTGTCATTCTTTTTTGCTTTTTCCAAATAAACTTTTAGTTTAGTTTGGTTTTTTATTGTTACTTGTTTACTCATATATTAGCAGCAACCAATATTTCCCTGATACCTTTCTTCAAAAGTTTTTTTATTCTTTCCCTCATAATCGTCATTGCAACAAGCATCCCCTAAATACATTGAAACCGTGTAACCCTCATTGTCAGGTTTAATTGAATCAATGCCGCTACCAAAGTTTAAGTAATTAGGATAAGAAGCATTGTTTTGTTTTAGGTACTTTATTAATCTTTGTTTATAAAATTCTGCTCTTGCTCTGTATCTATTTGCCACGTCAATCATATCCTGCATTGAAGGGCTTTCCTGATTCTCGCCTGTCTTTCTTATTAAACCCTTATTGTAAAACTGATATGATAAACCTTGTGGAAGCTCTGACATAACAAAATAAATTAAACAATCTACAATGTAGTCGTCTAATAAAGTTGTCTGTAATTGCGTATATGTATTTGCATCTACTGCCGTTTGTAATTCATTGTACAATGCCGAACCTAAAGCGGGCAAAATATACATATCTTGCGCGGTCTTAATTTCAGGCAATACTAATTTTTCTTCTACGTTTGCGTGAAGCCCTGTTCTATCTTTAATAGATTGTACTGATATGAATAATGTGTTTTTGCTCATTTTATTTTCTTGTTACTATATTTGAAACCCATTCGTGTCTGCAACTTGGGGAATGTTCATTAGTATTTGGCTTTGTGTACCAACCACCTCTGCGATCCCAAACAGAATATCCTAAACGCGCACTAATTGTTTCTATTTCAGAACGGCTATACATTTTGTCAGCAGTTAATAAATATTTACAAAAAGGTCTGCTTGTATCTATATCTTTATTTGTAAAACCTTGCTTCCACTCATAAGAATATCTAATTAGTAACTCTTTTGTTTGTGGTTTAATTTTTGTTAATATATCGTTTAATGGCTCTGTTAATGTATGCTCAATAATTGTATTACTATCAATCCCCTCGCCAATAACATATTCGCTTGGTTGAATATACCCGTTTGCTATTAATGTTTTAATAACTTGCTTGATAGTATCTTCGCTTTGTTCAAGCGTTGTCGCCAATACATCTGGCGTTATTCTTTTATCCTTAGACATCAAATCAAGCACATTCGCCTGTAATTGGTTCACCTCTGCAAACATTTGATATTCTGAATCGTCATTAAAGCGCGTTCTTGACCTCCAAATATTAAAGCTATCCTTTGCGTCGCCAAACTCAAAAAACACGCTAAATTCGTCTGAAAACTGCGCTTGTTGGGCAACGGGTTGGTATTTGCTAATATCAATACCCGCCTTTTCAAGTAACCATTCTTTTGGCGCTATTTCTTTTAATATGTTTTCAGTAAATTCAAAGCCAATAGGCTCGGTAGGAATTATAAGTAATTCAGGTTCTGCAATCCCTTTGTATTTAGCTAACATATTAAACACACCTTCAAGATGCATTTGCTTACTATTTACATAGGTATTTTTAAATATTTCGTAGCCATCACGCATCTCAGAACGGCTACCTAATTTACCCGCCTCTGCAATACCAAAGATTGAAGGCGTTGTAATTTGATGCCCTGAAAATATATTAGTCTGAATCAATGAATCCACGCGCCCGAAGTCCTCTTTTGTAATATCAGAAGTTCCTAAGTCATCAACTATTGGCTTTCGTGCGCTATCATTAACGAAAGCTAAAATAAACTTTTTGCCATCTGATCCGCTAAACCTACTTGTAAAACGCTTTTCAATATTACGCTTTTCTTCATCCGAAGGCTCACCATTTGGCAGGGTAATTAATTTACTTGCACTGAATCCTGTCTGTGCATTACCTAAGACGTGCTTAGAAATCTCAATGTCTGATTCAATATAATTAAGCGCACCAAAGTAACCCGGCAATGAATAAAAGCCCATATTAGGGCGGTATTCTTTAATATAAAGTATTTGTTTACCTACGGGGTTATTTGCATTAAAGGCAGGATAAACCATTGCCTTCTCGTTCCTGTCATCCCATTTTTCTTTATACCAGAATTGAGTATTGTCTTTATTAGTTCTAATCTTAGTATAATCACAATGCCATACTTCAGATAATTGCTTAGTTACTGACCATATAATTTCTAAATAATATCCACCGAATAATTCAGCATCTAAGGAAACTTTGCGGGTCAAGTCATTAAGACTTTCCATTCTGTTAACCTTTTGAATAAATGCCTCTGCCTCTGGACTTCCCTTCCAACCATTCGCGCTAATATAGTGAACCTTGCTTTTTACAATCGCATTATGTTTAGCTGACTTGTTGAATAGGTCAACCAAATAATTAGGATAGTCATTGCGGTCGCCATACTGAATATATCCCTCGCCCTTCTTTTCTTTAAATTCAGGCTGCTTAGCTTCCGCAAATGTTAATACTCTTAAATCCATTATTGTCTTATTTTATAAGTGTCTGTTGTTGAATATTCAGTAAAGGACATAGCCGTTCCAATAAGTTCCATTATGCCTGATTCAAGCATATTTAAACCGACAGGATTTGTATTCGTTGTACTTGCCTGCTCATATATTTCATAGTCGTATTGACCATTCAAAGAAGATGCAAAGTTAGTATTTGTAACAATACTAAATTCATTGTACCTATCCTTGTACAAACTTATGTCTGTATTATTTAGCTTAACAAATTTAACCTCAGTATTGGCGCTTCTATTAGTAAACACAAACAAATAATTAGGGTTAGTTAATAACTCCTTTTCTGTTAATGTTAAAATAATACTTTGCGTCTGCCCTTTCGTTAACCTTATCATATTACTAAATAGCAAAAATTTGAATTTGTTGCAGATAGGGGATAAATAACCTAATAAGTCAAGTTTTGGCTTATGTTATAACATTAATTAGTTATAACTTTATTTTGTCCGTTAAAAGTAACATAACAATACCCATATGTTACTTTAATGACACTTTATCGTATGAATAAGTGTATAAATCCTACAATTATATGCATGAAATATCAGAAAAATTCATGCAACTTATTATAATTTAGGTACAACAAGAGTTTATAATGTTCACTTTTTTACTATGTTCACGTATTCGTGAACACTATCAAAACTTGAACAGTTTACATTTTTTGATAATAGAGTAGTATTGCTCCTATTTTTATACTGTGAGTATAACTTTGCGCCTATTTATATTCAATTGCGCCTATTTGTAACAAATTTTACTATTTATATGTTACAAGATATAACCGAATTAACCCTAACTATGTTACCAATTTGGTTACAAAAGTTCTCTAATAGTAAACTTTATCAATCATTTGTACGGCGTTTATACGTACAATTTGAGCCGTATTTGATTGACAATCGGCTCATATATGATCTATAAAAAAACCGCCGAACGAATTAACGAACGGCGGCAAACCTATAAACCTATGAAAACCTATGCGCCTGCTGTTTCTAAAACAGAATAAACTGCTTGTGCAACGCTTGGTGCTAATGCAGGCTCAGAACCTGTAAAAGTTAAAGTGAAACCACTTCTATCAGCTTGCGCAGTACCGGTAGATGCTGCATTTGCAGTCATATCAATACCACGTGTTTTACCTAAATACCAGAAAGCGCCGTTGCTATCTTTTGCAACTGCTACTAAACTATTTTGCGCTAACAAAAGTAATTCATTTCTTGTATTGGTTTGTAATTTGTTTAAAATTATTTGTAGTTCTTGACCATAAACAACTGTTCCGTTTGCAACAGAAGCAGTCATTGTTTGATTGAACATTGAAGTATCTTTAACTAAAGCATACTTCCAAAAACGCTTACCACTCGCCTTAGTCAAAGCAGTAATTACACCACTTGCTTCAGTTGTTGCAGTTACGTTTGCCGCTTCTGTGAAATATACTTCTACGATTCCGCCTAAACTATCGCGACAATCTAAAGTATATCCTTGTGTTAATGCACACGCCATTGTTATTTAATTTAATATTTTTAAAAAAAGGGGGGATATTTCACCCCCCGAATAATTATGATAAGATAAACTTAACCATCTCATCAGGGAAGGCAAAGTTTACACCCATTTTAAATTCAGATACAAAACGAACTTGATCCGCTTCTTTTGCATAGAAAATTTCAAACTTTTCTTCTTCGTTCAATAAATCTGTTCCTAAGAACAAGTTGCTTAATCTTGAAGCGTAAATTTTATTTGTTCCGTTTAAACCTTGTAAAGCAATAACTTTAATAGGAGTTCCTGGTAATACAAATTCGCTATCAGACTTACCATCAAAAGAATAGTTAAACATATTAGCATTCTTCAATGCAATAGTGTAAGTTCTAAATGTGTCCATACCGCAGAAAATAGTCATATCATCATAAGCTACAACCTTAGCATCAATAGCTTTGTAAACGCCATCAAAA